TCGTCCGTAAAGCCAAAGCCGGAATTCCCTGGCAAGCCAGTATCAATTTTGGTGGCGACGGAATTAGCGTCGAACGCATTACCACCGAAGGTGAGTTTACGGTCAATGAAAAACAATTTAGCGGACCGGCGACAGTGATTCGCACATGGCCGCTACGGGGCGTCGCCATCACACCCTACGGTGCTGATGAAAATACCGAATCTGTTGTGTTGTCAAACGGCAACGAAATTTTAGTAGATGTTTTAGAGGAGTCTCTTATGAGTGACGACCAAAACACACCTGAAGTCGAAAACGAAGAAGCTGTTGTAGCTGAAGCCGTTGAAGATCAGGTGGAAGAAGTCGAACAACCAGAGGCCGCTGAATCATCCGAAGAAGCCGAAGTCGTAGAAGCCGCAGAAGCACAACTCTCTGCCGCCGAAGGTAAACGATTCGTCGAACTCTTTGGAGATCAGGGAGCTTTGTGGTTTATCGAAGGCAAAAGCGAAGCCGAGTGTTACGCACTTCAAATCGCGCAACTGAAAGAGGACAACGCAAGTTTGGCTGAAGAAGCCGGTCGCCTGCGTGAACTCGCTCATGCCAATGCCGAAGGCGAAGCTAATCCTGTTAGCTTTTCTGAAGGCGTAACCCCAGAAGATGCTGAACGACTTGCACTTGTTGAAAAGTACAAGAAGAACGGCGTGAACAACGATTTCGTGGCAGGTTTCGCAGCCCGCTTTGAAAAACAACTCGCCAACAAATAGATAGAAAGGTAAATCTACAATGGCTGACGATTATTACACAAGTGCCGAGATCATCACCTTCAACGAAAGCGATTTATCTTTCGATGTAAGTGATGTTCTCAATCGCGCACCTATGATTCGCCGATTAAGTGCGTTCAGCGTTGACGGAACTCAATTGAAGTACGTCAAGCAGACTGGCGCACCTCAAGTGGGCTTCAGAAATTTAAATGACGGTGTCGAGAATGACGTGGCCGATTGGACGCAAGTGACTGTCGATTTGGCTATCGCTGATGCCAGCTTCAACGTCGATATTGCCGCCGCCGAAGGCTACCGTCTCGGACCAGCAGCGTTTCTTGCTCTTCAATTGCGAACACACATGGAAGCCATGATGTTCAAGATTGAGCAGGAAGTTCTTTACGGTGCTAACACGAACGGTTTTGCCGCTTTAGGCGACGAACTGAACGCTGTTGCAGACGCAACTGTTATTTCGGCTGGCGGTACAACTGCTGACACCGGAAGCTCTGTTTGGGCTATTAACAGTGGCTTTAACGACGTGCAACTTGCATGGGGTAATCAAGGTGTGATTGAAGCGAAGGATACTTCGATCATCCGTACCGCCGGTTCAAGCTCTGGTCACTTCGGTTCGTACTGGACTCCTGTTACTGGGTACTGTGGCTTGATCTACGGATCAGCTTACTCAGCAGGCCGACTTTGCAACCTGACCGAAGATTCCGGTAAAGGTTTGACTGACGATTTGCTCTCTCAACTACTTGAGACGTTCCCGTCTGGTCGTGGACCTAACATGCTCGTAATGTCAAGACGTAGTTTAGGTCAGCTTCAAAGGAGTCGTACAGCGACCAATCCCACCGGGCAACCCGCTCCATTTCCCGACTCCGCTTTTGGTGTACCGATTATCGTATCGGACGCTGTGAGCGACACGGAAGCGTTGGTCAGCTAATGGCTTTGGCTTCGGAAATAACCGCAAGCTATAGAACATTGCAACTCGCCGCAGGCATAACCATCCGTTATGCCCGTGGCGAACGCAATGTCTCTATTACCGCCGTGCCAGGCACAACGGAGTTTGTTCAAACTTCGGGCGAGGGATACATGGAAACGATTGAAAGTCGTGACTTTGTGTTTCCAGCCGAGGACTTGGTACTCAGCGGTAAAGCGGTGCTTCCAGAACGAGGTGACACTATCACCGAAACCGTGGGAGGCGTGGAGTATACCTACCCCGTTCTTAGTAACGGAAACCGTTACTTCAAATATGCCGACCCTTACCGAAAGATTCTTCGAGTTTATACCAAGCAGACAGCCTGATGCCTAACGCACGAGAAACGGATATTGGTAATGCGATTGTCACGCATCTCAATGCTCAATCACTTAGCAAGTCGTTTTCATGCAAGCTCGACTATTTGCCAGATTTTGAACGAGAAGATTTACAAACTGCTGAAGTAACAGTCTTTCCTGCCGCCAAAGCGATAAGTTTCGCTAACCGCAAAGACAACCAGTACATCTACACCTTCAATATGGTGATCCGGTGTCCGGTTGCCGCATCGAAAGAACCTGATATTGCACCAGAAATGTACTTCGCCGAGGAGGTGATCGAATCTCTTGATCGTGTGCAGATGTCGAACGCTGTCTTTACCGGCGCGCAAACGGCATCGTTATACGATCTCGAAATATTAAACGAACGCAACGAATATCTCGCTGTGTTTTCCATAACATACTTAGAAATTAAATAGGTGAACTTGTGGCTATTAAATTAGGACTTGAGTGCAAGCTGTACCGTGACAACAGCGGCACGTGGGAAGAGATCGGCAACGTGCGCGATCTTTCAATCAACATGGAAATGGGAGTGGCCGACGTGACCGTGAGAGGTGGTAACGGCTGGCGTCAGAACGTGGCAACGCTGCGTGATGGTACGGTTACATTCCAAATGGTGTATGACAGCACCGATGCTGACTTTACCGCACTTCAAACGGCATTTCTGGCATCTACCGCCGCTGCTCGTGAAATTAAAATTGCGGCTATGGACGGTGATATTTCAACATCGGGTACGCAAGGACTCATTGCCTTTATGAACGTAACAAACTTTTCCGAGCCTCAGAACTTGGAAGAGGCGGTTATGGTCGATGTCACACTACAGCCCAGTTATAACGCCACCGCACCAGCTTGGACAACCATCTCGTAGTAACTTCTGAAAGGGCGCAAAATGTCAAAGTTTACGGATACAGAAGGACGTGTATGGAACGTCCAACTTACGGTTCACCTGGTCAAAGAGGTTAAACAGCGTCTCGATGTGGATTTGCTCGACGAGCAGGTTCACGAGACGCTGACTCTCTTGACGGGAGACATCGTTAAAAGTGTTGATATTCTTTACGTTCTGTGTAGCGCACAGGCAGACAAGAATGAAATTAGTGATGTCGAGTTTGGGCAATCGTTGTATGGCGACGTGTTGTTTGAGGGAATTAACGCAATGGTGGAAGCACTGATTGATTTTTTCCCGAATCCAAAGAAGCGAACGTGGATACGCAAACTTTGGGAAAAGGCGACGACTCACACCGACAAGACGAACGATCAGATGCTGGAACTGCTGGAAGACGAAAAGATAGAAAAAGAAATGGATCAGCAGATGGCGAAGACGAAGAAGAAAGCGATCAACGATGCAATCTCTGGATTGAAATCTACAAGCTCGCCGGAATCGTCGGAGTCGATCCAAGCCAGCTAACCTTACGAGAGTTGTGCTACATGGCAAACGCACGACTAGAACATGATTGGTGGCACACGGCTAATTTGATGGCGTTGTCTATTAATCAAAATCGAAAGAAAGGCTCGAAGGCAGTTACTCCGAAAGAACTCCACCCTATGGAAGTTGAGAAGCGCAAACGCGCACCAACCCAGATGGTAGGGGTCGAGGCATTAAAAGCGTTCTTGCCGCCTAACGATCCAAACCGAGAAGGATTTGAACTTGGTAAAACTTGACCCATCAATCCACGCTCAATACGCTAATTTAGCAAAAGCCTTCCGGGGAACTCCCAAACGGAATACCCTTTCACGCTCGTTGAGTAGCTACTCAGGTGCGAGAGGTGCTGTTAAAGTCGTTACTCAAATGAACGACGTGGTAATTAAAGATGCGTTTCAACAAGAACGTAAATTTAATCACGCTCTTAAAGAGGTTTTACATAAGTTCGGTGCATACGTCCGTAAAACCGCTAAGCAATCAATGCGTTACCGTAGGGTTAAACGTCTAGATACCCGATTTGTACGACGAGTAACAATTAGCCAAGCGGCACGGTTTACTGGTGGTGAAGTACAGCAAGAACTCTTTACACCGAGAGGAAAAGTAGATTTACCATTTTATCGTTATCCGTCATCGAAACCAGGCGAACCGCCTTTTGCCCACACCAACCCTTTACTGCGACGACTTATCAACTATTCAGTCGATTTTAGTGATCTGTCCGTAGTAATCGGACCGCTTCCGGCGGCACAGAAAATAGCGGAACTAATGGAATACGGCGGTAATGTCGAACGTATGGTGGCATTTAAGCCGAACGAATTCGGCCAACTCATCGTCGGTGGAATGAAGGGGCAGATGAAAAAGAAAATGGTGACATATCGACACCGCCCGTACATGCGTCCAGCGTTTTGGAAATCAATGGACTTCTTAAAGAACACACTACTTCCACGAGCTGATCTCGCTAAAGGTCTAAAGAATTCGATTGTGCAAAAACAACAAAAAACCATAGATATGCACCAACGAAATATGTTTAACGAATCAATGGAGTGGGGGTATTACACATGGTAGGAATAGCTAGTGGAGCAATTGAAGCTGGTAAAGCCTTTGTAAAGCTCGCCATTAAGGACGAAACGAAACAGGGTCTTCAGGCTGTCCAAAGGAATCTCACTCGTTTTTCAGCTCGCATGGCAACCTTTAGCCGCCGAATGGCAGTTACTGCCGGAATGATAGGTGCGCCAATTGTTGCGGCGTTGCGATCATTTGCGGCGTTTGAAAAGCAAATGGCTGAAGTATCTACGATGCTCGACAAACCGCAACAGCACATGAAACGCTTTAGCACTGAAATTCAACGAATGAGTATGCAGTTCGGGCAATCAACTGGCACGTTAGCTAAAGGTTTGTATCAAATTCTTTCAGCGACGATTGACGCAAGCAAAGCATTAGGTGTACTGCATGCCTCTGCAAAAGCCGCAATCGCCGGTTTGAGTGACACCACCACAGCGGCAGACCTAATAACAACCGTGCTAAATAGTTACAACATGGAAGCAAATGACGCTACTAAAGTCAGCGACATTTTATTCGCAACTATTAAACGAGGAAAAACAACCTTTGCCGAACTTGCCCAGTTCTTAGGAAAGCTAACAGCGGTGTCTGCTGAGGTTGGAGTGAGATTTGAAGAGGTCACTGCGACCATTGCGTTATTGACTCGTAATGGGGTGCAAACTGAAGTCGCTGTTACTGCGATCCGTCAAGCGTTGGCATCACTGTTAAAGCCTGCTAAACAATCGGCTGACGAGTTTGAACGAATCTTTGGGATGGCGATGAGTCCAGAAGCAATCGAACAAATGGGCGGCCTGCCTGGATTCCTAAAACGCCTTAGTGAACGCAGTGGGAAAGAAATTGCAAAAATGTTTCCTAACGTGCGTGCGTTGATGGGTGTCCTACCCGCAGCGTCAAATAATGCGGAGCTTCAACAGGATGTTAAAGCAATGCAAGATTCGGCAGGAGCGACCGAAGAAGCGTATGAAAAAATGTCTAAGACGTTATCGTTTCAATTGGACCGGTTAAAAAAGTCGTTTATTGTTTTTCTTCAAGTCGTGGGCAAACAGTTTATGCCTGAAGTAAAGGATTTGGGTGACTTGTTTCAGGCGGCAGCGGCAGGTGCGGTTGCATGGATCAACAAACAGAAACCGTTGATTATGGGAATCGGAAAACTTGTTTTAGGCATGATTGCCCTTTCTGCGGCGGCGTTTTTAGTGGCAAAGGGCATTACCCTAGTAATGGCGGCTATGGCGGCACTTGTCATCCTCAGCAAAGTAACTCTGGCTATATTCATGGCGTTAGTGTCTTATCCGCTGGTTATGTTGCAGGGGATAGCATTAGTAATTGGAGGCATCAACAGCGCAGGAAAACGTTGGCAGGATTTTGAAAATTACACTGTCGAACTGTGGGACAACATGAAAACCAATGCGCATAAAGCAATGCTCGGTGTCGCCACAGCTCTAAAAACCGGCAACCTTGACCTAGCTATGGAAATTCTAATTGCCGGTCTGGAAGTGTTGTGGGAGGACTTTTGGTTCTTTGTAAAAGAAGGATTCAATAGTATGTTTTCTCAAATCCTAATTCCCGCACGTAAAGCAGGGGCTGGAATTGCAAAAGCCCTTAATTCAATCGACAAATGGATTTGGGAAAAGGGAGGCAAGAAAGTTGACCCGCCGAATATGGGTGGTGGTGATCCTAACAATAAACGCTGGCTTCAATGGATGGTGGATTTTCAGGAAAAAAGCCCTGAACGATTTGCCGAAATGTCTGCACAGGCACGTGAACAGGCTGAGGGGATGTTTGCTTCTGGTTTAGACGCAACAGGTTTAATGCGTCGCCAGGATTTTGAAAAATCCGCACTAAACAAAATGCTGTGGGAAGAAGCTCGCACCCAATACGGCAAATCCGTTATGGGGCTTAAAGAAAAAGAATACAACGACATGGCAAAGGGATTGGAAACCCTTTCCGAGCAATTTGACGACCCAGCGTTTTTAGCTGACGAGGGACGACGGATACGACATGAGCATAACCTGAAAATGGAACGACTTCAGGAAAAACTAGACGCTCGCATTTCTGAAGCCAAGTCTGAACAAGCACGGATCGAAGAACAATATGCCGCCGACCGCGCAAAATATTTAGACGAAATGAAAGAAGGAATGAAGCCAGAGAACACCGTAGATGATATGTCCGACATGTTGGATACGGGAATGGACGACGGAAGCCGAACCAAAGGATTACTCCGAGGCTTAACCGGAGCTTTTAACACAGTGGCCGCAATGAGAGTTGCAATGTCGGCGATGTTGCCGCCAGTAGTGGGTGTAGACGAACGTAATGCAAACGCCAATGAACGTAGTGCAGACATTCTCCAGAAAATAGACCGCAAACTTGCGGGAGTAGGACTAACTGAATAATGAGTACGACACTTACACCTCCAGCCGCTGTAGTTGAACTTTCTGCAAAGGGGTCGTTTACTATCGGGAATAGAGCTGGCTTCAACGAAGGAGCGACGGTCGTTGAAGTAATCGGGAGTGGTGGATCGACGCAAACATTTAGACAGGGTGTATTTGAAAAGAAGTATCGAGTCTTCGGTACAAATGATGACGAGGATGTAAGAAGAAAAGTAAGGGAAACAGCACCGGTCGTGTTAAACTCGTTGCCGCTTGGGACAATGGAAGTCAAAGCGGTAAACCACAATCTGTGGGAAGTTACTTGCCAATATACAGCAGAAGAATTTCAACGCCGACAAAGTACCTGGTCGTTCAACACGTCTGGTAGTACGACTCACGTAGGCTCTAGCCTGCAAACTCGCAATTCTGCGAGCTATTCAAATACAGGCATCCCGAATTTCGGCAACGCTATCAACGTTACCGATAACGGCGTTGAGGGTGTAGACATTATCGTCCCGAACCTGACGATTTCCGAAACCCATAAGTACGAACCTGCGGCTGTCACTAGTGCGTTTATGGCAACAATTTCTCTTCTGACCGGACGGGTCAACGATGCTCCGTGGAGAGGGTTTGCGAGTGGCGAAGTATTGTTCACCGGAGCATCTGGTAATTACAACGACAACATTGTGGCGATTACATTTAACTTTGACATTCAGGCAAACACCACAGTCGGAGGGAT